TACTTAATGAGTCCATTGGTGTCTAAGAGATCATAGAGCAAACCATTGACATACTTAAACTGAGGCATAGACAATTTGATAAACTCATCTATTGCCTCTTGTGGTACATTTTGCTCAATAGCGATATTTTTATTGAGGCCAACGACAGCATCGGTCATTAGTTCTACTACTTGATCTTTATCCATTATGTTTCTTTCTGTTATTGACAAGGGCCATTCATCATGGCAGCCTTTGCTCTTGAGTTCATTAATAGTTTAGCATACTTCTCGGATACATCATTTGAATGGTCATCTCCATCAAGCCAGTGTTCCTCTTCTAAAGGATTATTATCTAGGCTACTATGTGTTTGACATAGGATGATATCGTAGTAGTCTCCTTCTTGGAAATCATAGTCTGGTCTCCAATGGGATTGGTGTGTACCGCTAAACCAAATACCCTGGTTTTTCTCCATAGTAAATTTTTCATCTTCTACGTAAAAATCCCAATCAATATTTGTATCTAGTTCTACAGTAAACATCAAAGCAACGTGTGTTTCCGATCTATCTTGGTGTGGCATCAATGTGGGCAAAGAACCGCTTTCAAGCGTATATCTAGCCCATAGTATGCCTATATGTCCTACAGGAGCATTAGCCTCTTTTTCGAATTTCGCTCGAATTTTATCTTCGACTTCTTGAGATAATCCAGGTAGTGGACCTTGGCGACGCTCCGAAAGAAAAACGACGTTAAATCCATTATTAGTATTTTTCTTAAAGTGTTGCCACTTGTCGCCCGAATCTTTAATTCCCATTTCCATAGTGTCGTTAATGGTCTTATAGATGGATGCGTACTCTTCTGGCGTAAAAAAATCTTTTTCGGTGCGGGGTACTGTAGGTTCAATGATCATTCATCCATTATACCATTATGCTATAATAATAAAGAACAAAGGAGATGCCCATGGCATTAGAAAAGATGAGTTTTGTAGAAACCGATTGGTATACAACTCAAGAAGGAACATCACAGGCAAAAGATTTTATTTTCAAAGATTTTTGCGATTATATTATTGTCATAAAGACATTTGCCGATAAGGATGATAATACAAAGTTAGTTCGTACTGACGTAATCCACATTGATTCTAATAATGGTGGAGTAAACCATAAGAAGATTTCAGAACTCGATCCACCGCTTATTGAAGCATTGGAAAGATCTGGATTCCCACACGTTAAAAACTAAAAAACTGATTCATATAGAAATCCGCTTTTGTTTGCATTATGGCTCGATGAGTCTGATCTAGCACTAGCGGATTTTCTGTGTCTTCTACAACCTGACAAACAATAATGTCGTAATAGTCCGATTTGTCGAATTCTAAATCTGGTCTCCAGTGTATTTGATGACTTCCAGAAAATAATAGCGCTTGATTAAAATTTAAACTGTAACTTTGTCCCTCAACAAACAAATCCCAAGGCTTTGTGGCTTTTAACTGAATACTAAGAGTGAATGAAGCCGTATCCATGCCAACATCATAGTGTGGTCTTAGAGAAGGCTTAGAACCCGAATCAAGGGTATACCTAGGTGTGTGATGGCCGTCTTCTCTTACATATATTGGAACACGTTTTGCAATTTCATTTAACATTGTTCTTCTAATATTTGGCTCATACGGATATGGAGACGTAATGTATCCACAAGATGGATCAGTAAAAACATAGTCATTTCCATAACCATCTTTAGTTACTGGAGCAACTTCAAATCTATCTCTATATATACTTTCAATTTCTTCATCAGTAAAAAAGTTATCTATAACTACTGGTTTAAAATCGAAAAAAACATTTGGGTCTTGCATATTACCACGCTCCTATAGGACATTTAGCATCTTGTAATGTTGACTTTAGTTTCATAAAACAACCACACTTTTTGCACTTAGCAAGTCTTTTATTAAACCATGGACACTGATTACATATTCCGAGTCTGCTTTCAATTAGTTCTCTATTGCTCCTTGGCATATTAGGATCAAAAAGATCGGTAAACTTAACATCGTTAGACACAAATATATAATACCATATGTTACTTAGCATAAGAGTTATATATTTTTGAAAACACTAGTTATAATTTATCTTATGACACTCGTCGATTGGGCAGCCCTTGTAGTAAGTATATTAACAATTATATCTTCAGTTGCCTTTGGTATTCGCTGGATGGTTAAACACTACCTATCTGAACTTAAGCCAAATAGTGGATCAAGTTTAAAAGACTCTGTTCGGAGACTAGAAGAAAAAATTTTAGAAGCAGATAAACAAAGATCTAACATGGATAGAAAACTTGACAAAATGTACGAAGTATTGCTAGATCATATTGCAAAAAATAATAACTAATTATTATCTATGTACATCGTTATTTGGAAGTTCTGATACATTGTACTGGTTTGTTCTATTAAAGAAATATTGACTGGAGTATCTTTCCCCAATACCCATTTCTAAAATTTCATGGTATAGGTAAGATGGGAAAACAACAAAATCTCCAGCAACGGGTTTGTATACATAAGGATCTTTTAATACATTTTGGTTCATTCTATCTTCTACATCCATTTGTTCAAAAGACAAAAGTGTTGGGTCATCAAATCTTAGTTCGCCACCATCAAAGTCATCATTCCAATAAAAAATACCAGTCATCGTAATTGATGTCATTCCACCTTCAAGACCAAAGTGTCCAGCATAGTCTCCAGTTGGAATATCTCTGTGCATAGGTAATAGCATTCCAGCAATTCTTTTGTCTACTGTAATTAATTCGTTGTTATCAGTTTTCATGTAGTTTGGTGGCATAAGATTAATATTGTCTTTATGCAACTGAAAATCTTTTTCTATTACTGGAATTATTCTGGAGTGAAGAGTGTACAATTGCTTTACTACGCTAAGAGGTATATACTCTCTTAATTGAAAAACAGACTCATCAGTACAAATACTTTGTGTTAAAATAGAATTTGGGTAATTGTTAAACATTTCTAAAGATCTAAGTCTATCTTCTTCAGACATTAAATTTTTATATATTTTAACTATGCTTTTCATATTAAGATTATATCATATCTACTATATATAAGATATATTATATATAAACCTTTTAGAGATAGTTTTCTTTTCTTATATATATTTAAGTATACACTATCCGTAACTCTGACAATCTATAACTTAATAGTATAAAATGGACATAAAGGATTGTAACAATTTGGTAAACTTTTTATACCTTGATTTTTTATGTCTAGATTGTCCTGATATGATATACTTTTATCTGATACCTAGGATAGTTTCTTATACCCACCTATCCTGGGTATCTTTTTTAATTTAATGGTATAATCTCAATATGACTATGTGTGGGCCTGAGATTTTTGGAGCCGATCCAGTAAGAATTAAGTGGAATGTCGTTAGAGGCGACACTGCTTCAATGAGAGTTGAATTTTTAGATAATGATGAGGTAACTTATTTTGATACATCTTCTTGGGAATATTCTGCAAGTTCTTATGATCCCAAAGGTGACATTATTGATGAACTGACAGTAACTCCTGGAGATGGCTATGTAGATATTATGGCTGGTCCAGATCTTACTCAATTTTGGGGTACTGGTTATGGATCCGCTCTTGCTGAGTTGACATTTGACTTGCAAGTAACTATTGACAATACTGTTTGGACTCCAGTTATAGGAAACATCCTTGTTATAGGCGATGTTAGCGGTTCACTTTAATGGCTGTAGTAAAAGTTACAACTCCAAGACCTGAATTACCTTCGGTAGTTAGAATTGGAAATAAAACCTACAAGGTAAATAAATAGGAGAGATATGACAGTACATGCACTTACACAACTTAATACCACAAACGGTATAAGACTTACACCAAACGGCCTTCACTCAGGAATGGATATTACAGTCCAAAATATAAGTGATACAGCATATGTTTATCTTGGTGGAGAAGGAGTTAACTCTGAAGATTTTGGATACCGTCTTTCTCCAGGTCAAGCATGGTCAATTGAACTACCTTGCCAAGATGCACTTTATGCAATATCTAGTGTAAATGATTCATACATTGCAACTCTTAAAACAGGTCTTGAGGGATAATGGCACGTTTTACACAACCTAGCGATGGAGGCGGATCAGGAACACCTGGTCCCGTTGGTCCTCAAGGTCCTGCGGGTGCAGACGGTGCTCCTGGTGCTGATGCTCTTTGGAATTTTGTTGGTGAATATAATAATGGGGCAGACTACAATGTTGGCGATGTAGTTACATATCTTGGTGGAACTTATTATAGAATTGGTGAACCAAATCCAGGCTATCCACCAGGAACTGTTTATTGGACTACTATTGCAGAACCAGGACAAGACGGAGCAACAGGTCCGCAGGGTGAACCAGGTGTATCTGGAACAACTGCAGTATTAGCACACCAAGTAAAAGCAGGAGAAGCACTAACCAAGGGCCAAGCGGTATATGTAAGTTCTGCTGATGGAACAAATATGATTGTTTCTAAGGCAAGTAACACGATGGAATCTACATCATCAAAAACTATGGGTTTAATTACAACAGATCTTGCACATAATGGACAGGGTACTTTAATAACAGAAGGTCTTCTTGCAGGACTTAATACTAATAGTGCAAATGCTGGAGACCCAGTATGGCTTGGCACAGATGGTAACTTAATTTATGGACTAGCAAATAAACCATCTGCTCCAGCACACTTAGTATTTATTGGTATTGTTACTCGTAATAATGCAAACAATGGTGAGATATTTGTTAAGTGCCAAAATGGTTTTGAGGTAAGAGAATTGCACGATGCCGTTATTGAATCTAATGGATCATTAACTGATAATGAAGTATTTGCATATGATTCTGCATCTGGTATGTGGAAAAATCAAACTGCAGCAGAGGCAAACCTTGCAACAAAGGGTGCATTTAACTATACACAGGTTGTTGGAACTCGTGTTGCAGGAGTAAATTCAATTGGAGCAACTATTATTAGTGGATCAATTACTACTAACGGATATCCAGTTCATATTATTGTAACTGGTGAAGCAGAAAATGTTAGTGCAAATGGCTGGGTAACTCTACAACTTTACCGTGGCTCAACTGCAATTGGAAACCTTATCGCTGCTGAAGGAAGTCAGGGATCTGAAAATATTCCATATGCTTTACAATTTATTGATACACCTTCAGCAGGAACATACACATATTCAATGAAAACTCAAAACATTGCTGGTGGCTCGTTTAACTTTGGTGAGTTTAATGGTCCAACTTTATGCATTATGGAACTTGGTAAGTAATTTTTAATATAGTGAGATAATGTCACTATGGCTGTTTCTAAATCAATGGATTTTCCTGGTGCTCAAAAATCAAGTTATGCTGCTCAAGTGCAGCAAAGTCAAGGAACGGGATATCAAGAAAATACTCTTTCATTTTTACCAGTTCCTGGCCCACAAGGACCACAGGGTCCTGCTGGTAGAGACGGCAAAGATGGCGCAAAAGGAGAAACAGGACCCCAAGGACCAGAAGGCAAGCAGGGACCTAAAGGTGAAAAGGGTGCAAATGGCAAAGACGGAATAAGTTCTTTATCTTCTTCTGGACAGCAAGCAGGATGGGCATCATATACAAGCACAAACTCTTCTAATATCCGATTAGGCGCAACACAGGGTATAGATGGATGGGTAAATGTTAATATGAATAAGTCTGAATCTTTTGAAAATTTTTTACCTAAAGATTGTGTTAGTCTTTGGAATCAGCACTCCAAGATGTTAAACTTTAAAGGATTAGAGATTGGCGCTCAAGTCTTTGTAACGTACAATTTTGAACTCACTACATTTTCTCCAAATACTGAAGTATGGATAAGAACCTTTTTCCCATCAGATGAAAAAGAAGTAGCACAGATTATTGGATCTTTTAAATATCAGCATACCTATAACCTATCAGTAACTCAGCAACTATTTATTGAAAATCAAAAAATGTGGGGTAATGGAGCATCTCCACAAATTAGAACAGACTATGATGCATCAGTAATCTTGAATTCTATATACGTCAGCGTGGTATAATAAAATCATGGCATTTCCAGGAACATATAATATTTCATACTACAAGGGTGATACCCTTGAATTTCGTGTATACCCAAAATTAGCAGACGGATCTTCTTACGATCTTACTGACTACACAGTTAAATTTTCTTTTTCAGCATTTCGTGGGTCCGCAGGTTCTTCAACATACCATGAAGCACATGCTACAGTTTCATCAGACAAAACTTATGTACAGTGTGCTATTAGACCAGCAGATTCAGCATACTTAACTGCTGGAACACCATATGTATATGATGTAGAAATTACAAAATCAGCAACCCCGTATCCATTTGTTCATACAATTTTGACAGGAAGTATTTCTGTTACAGATCAGGTAAGTGTTACTGCATAATGGTAGATATTCTTTTAACTACAGACGAACTTTCTGTTTTGGGTGGACCAGAAACAGTTAATGTAGAAGTTGATTTTGGACCAAGTGGAGATAGAGGAAGTCAGATATTTTCAAACACTGGAAAGCCAGTTATTGGTGGTAATGGATTAACTGCACTTGCACCAGATTGTCAATTATTTGACCTATATATTAATATATTGCCTACCGATGATGAATATCAATATGTCTATCAATTACAAAATGTTTTAGGTACAAATACATGGGTAAAACTTTTTAGGTTGGTTTCAAATATTTATAGCAAAAATTATACAGAAACAAGTTTTATTGATGGGGTCTGGTCTATGAACATACCAGTAGCAGAGATAGTTCCTTTAAACCTAGTTGGAACTGCTCAGTCAGAAAATTTTAATGTTCAGTATAGCGTGTTAAATCAAAATCCTATTGCATCTTCAATTAACATAGGAGAAGTAACTACTGCAAATAGTGAGCGTGTGTTGCCAATAACTATTACCGCCTCCGAACTGTCTGGATCATCGTTTACTGAACTGTCTGGACCAAAGTCCGTACAACTCTTTATTACTGTGGTATAATCTTATGTATGGCTGCAGAAAATATAGGGACAGTTTATCCCACAAAAATACCTGGTCTTGAAGATCCAGCAGATATTCAGGCAGCGCTTAAACTTTACCATTACGGAACAACCAACACAATTACTACTGAGTCAGAAATTATTGCAAACTCAGTTGTTGGTCATATCAAGGCACTAGATACAAGAGTTGACGCTATTGAGTCTGATGGTCTTGGGTCAGCAGTTTTATCATCAATGCCAACTAGCGTAGACAACGGTTATATTTGGGTAGATTCAACAACCTCTACAACTTCTGAAGTTCAATATGCCATATCTTCATATCAAACTGTAGAACCATCTTCACCAAGTACAGGAACTCTTTGGGTAGACTCTAGTTCTTCCCCATTAAAAATGTATGTTTGGTCAGGAACTGCATGGAGAGAAATTGGTGCATAATGGCTAAAGAAAAAACTACAGAAGAGCAATTGCGTGAAAGTGGTATTGCAAAATTGGTATCTGCAACAGGAATTACAGAAGCAGAATTAAGAGCATTGGGGTTAACATCAAATGGCAACAATTAATTCAGATGGAAAAGTAGCCTACGTATATAATCAATCTAATGATACTTGGTATGCATTAGGTGGGGCAGTAAATACAAATGCTGAATATACCTGGACAGCAGATCAAACTTTTAGTTCTGTTGTTAATTTTGATATGGTTGCAAATGCAAAAGCAGGTATAAATAATTTTCAAAATCCAGACGCAAGAGATGCAGCCATTACTTCGCCAACAAATGGCATTGTGTGTTTTGTTAGACAAACAAATCTTGGCGCAGTAATAAATCAAATTCAGTATTACCATAACGGACAATGGAGATGGTCTGGAGACTCTGCTGATATTTCACTTAAAACCGCAAATTATACAATTACAAAAGAGGATGCTGGTAAAACTATTAATGCTTCTTGCACATCACCAGATGCTATTATAATTACTATTCCAGCAAACTCATCAACTCCTTTCATTAATGGACAAAAGGTTGAAATTTTTAGAAGCGGTACTGGAGATGTGTCAATAGAAGGTGCTGTAGGCGTTACAATTAACAGTAAGAATTCAAATAAAAAGATTGCTGCACAATTCTCAGGTTGTGTGCTTGTCAAGACAGATACAAATACCTGGTTACTTATAGGCGATTTGACGGCGTAGGTACAAGATGCTAAATTTGTTTGGGTGGGCATCTTCAAAAGGTATGGTAGCAGTACCAGATCTTTCTACCTTGACTTATACAAATGCAATCATTGCTTTACAAAGCGCTGGTCTGAACTATACAAATGGTGGATCTGTTTCTACATCAAATATAAATCTAAATAATATAGTTGCAACGCAATCTGTTGTGGCAGGAACACTTGTTAATTATGAGACAAATATTACATTTACTTATTATAATTATGTTGCAGCACCTGTTACACCAGTAACACCTGTTACACCAGTAACACCTGTTACACCAGAAGTAACTCCAGTAACTCCCGTTACCCCAGTTACTCCAGTTACCCCTGTAACTCCAGTTACACCAGTTACACCCATTAATACAGATCCAATTTGGTCTAATTGCTACAGTGAATATAGAGCAGCATGTTGTGGGACTGTAACGATTTGTGTAGATATAAACCCTAACTCTCCATCATATGGTAAAGAAAATCCTAGTGCAACTTATGCTGGATCGACTTGTTCTAATGGTCATCCATATGGAAGTGCTTGTCCAGTAACTCCAGTTACGCCTGTAACACCAGTCACTCCCGTAACTCCAGTAACTCCTGTTACCCCAGTTACTCCAGTAACTCCTGTTACACCTGTTACCCCAGTTACTCCAGTAACTCCTGTTACACCATATTCATTTTCAACTACAACATATGGCGTTAAGTGTATATCAGGAAATACATTTATTAGACTCATGCCTGGAAACGGTACAGAGCAAGTAGATTTGCTTACTGGATTAAAGTATTTAATTGATGAAAATAACAATATGGTAGCAAAACAAGCAAAGGATATTAAGGTTGGAGACCAAGTAATGACTGTTGAGTATGCAGAAATTGATCCTGCCTCACCAGACTACGAAATGTTTGAGTGGAATTCAGAATCACTTACTTTTGTTTCAAACTCAACAACAACAATTACAGATATTGAAGAATCTGCAAAGCCTCAAACTGTTTATTTTAATGGAGATTTATCAGCACAATTTACTTTAGAGCACCCAATTCTTACAAATAAAACATTTAATGGCGTATCGTCTTGGAAATTTGCAATGGTAGCAGAGTTAGAGGTTGGAGACTTAATTGTTAAGTATAACAATGCCACTGGCTTGTATGATAATATAAGCATAGAGTCCATAGATGTAATATCAAACCCAGATCCAGTTTATACATTTAGTGCTGAGCCAGGTGATATAATTGTTGCAGGAGATATTATAACTCACAATAAGTAAGGGGCAGTCAATGTCTGAAAAGAAAAGATCTGTAAAACCATGGGATTTATTAAATCCAAGCAAAGATCATGCAACGGATGAGGAAGCACAAAAAAGATACGATGTTTGTGACTGGTGTCCAGAATTTATATCTTTAACAAAACAATGTAAAAAGTGTGGTTGTTTTATGAACTTAAAGGTTAAGTTGCAAGAGGCTTCTTGTCCTTTGGGTAAATGGTAGTAATTATGTTTAGAAGAATATTGTTTAAATATAAAGAGTACATAAAATATAGAAAAATAAAAAAGAATAATTGGATATATTAATGATATTTGATATTTTTCAAAGTGGTATTATTCCACACAATAAACCAAATACAAAAAACGCCACAAGTGTTCTTGTTACACATGCAGAAATAGAAAGACCAGAGTACAGTTATGATTGGAATTCTGACGGAATTAGATCTATAGACTTCTCATCAGAGCCTCCCATAGTAGCCCTAGGATGCTCTATAACGCTAGGACAAGGACTTCCTATACATCTTAGATGGTCAGACATATTATCTAAAAAACTTAATACTCCCGTAGGAAATATATCGTATAGTGGTGGATCAGCAGCACAAATTATTTCTAGTTTTTTTGGCATGATAAAAAAATATAATTATAAACCAAAATATGTTATTGCTAACTTTCCTCCATTTGAAAGATTTTACTTTATTGACGGGACAGGAACAAAAATGAAAGATTATTGGCTTGGTAATAAGCCTAGAAAAACTAAAGATCAGGCCCCTTGGGATTATGGGGCAACAATACCGTATGAGTGGGTTTATTATAATAATTTAAATCATATACAAATGCTAGAAGCATTTTGCAAGACAAATGAGATTAACTTGATTTGGTCAACCTGGACAAACTCTTTATCAAGAGAACAAGAAGACTTTTTGTCAAATAACTTTTATGGTTATGTAAATGATACAGTTAAAAAACAATTTCCTCCTCATTTTGAATTTCATGTAGATCCAAAAGAAATAGAGGGGTTAACTCCTTTTTACAAAATGAATAACTGGGACTCAATAAAATGTCATTTAGAAGAAAGCGTTTTATATGCAGATATTTTTGATTATGCTTACGATTATCATAAAATAGGAAAATCATCAGATAAAAAAATTACAAGAACCCCACACCCAGGGGTGCATAAGCATATCCATTGGGCAGAATTCTACTCTGATATAATTAATTGTATGGAACTAAAAAATGAATGAGTTAGGTTTAGACAAAATGATAGATATGAAACTTGTTGAGCAGGCTATTGCTGAAAAAAGAATTCATGTATTTAAAAATGTTTTTCCAGAACGACCATCCTGGGATACGCTATTATCTGTAGTTTCTGAATATGTAGACGAAGACCTTCAAAAATTTCCAAACAAATCTTATTTATCAAATGACTCTATAGAAAATGAATACTTGGATATGAGATTAAAATGTAGATTTTGGTCTAGACTTGCTTTTCAGTTATTTGACCCAAAAGATCTTTATATGTCTATTATTCCCGAACTAGCACCTGTTACGGCCTGGGGACTTTCTGAATACTCACCAGATGTTTATACTGGTAATTTTGGCCTTATCTCTTTAATGAAAAATAAAGGGGTGGTTGGAAGTAAGCATAGTGATTATGTAGATCAGTTCCAATGGGTTGTTAAGGGTGAAATGATATGGCGCACTGGAGACAATTTAGAAAACGAGCATCACATTGTCGAAGGTGACTTTGTTTTTATTCCCAAAAATTTAGTGCATGAGGTTGAAACCCTAAAGGCTCCTAGAGCAGCAATTAATCTTATTTTAAGAAACTAAAAAGCACCTATAAAAATATTTCTACTCTTATAGGTGCTTTAAGTTTTACTTTGGAAACTTACTCATCCACATTTTTGTTTTGGCAGTAATTCCATGCCAGGAAGACCAATCTTGTCCACCTCTAGACATCCAGAATGCAACCTGTGCATTAATTACTGGATTGAATAGGTCTTGATTATCACTTAGTCCAAACTTTTTAATTCGGTCTGGTCCAAGGTCTCTAATCATGTTAATTTGAAATACACCATAAGACTTATCTCCAGTTTTTCCATTTTTATTAAAAGCATATGGACGACCATTGCTTTCTTTTTTGGCAACCGCCCAAGCCTCTGTAAGATCTTTTCCTCTGAACCCTACATGATATAGCAAATCTTTTAGTTCTTTATCTGTTAATGCATCGTGACTTACATACTTTGTTAGTTTGCTAAGATTTGCAGTCTTAGAAACCAAAAAAGCCCCAGAAGGGGCTATAGAAGGCAGTGCCTGTTCACTAATAGTCTTAGTAGGTTTAACAGTTACTGCATTAGCATTATTTGAAAAAACGGCAAAAATGCCAGTCACCGTAAGTATTCCAATGATTACTTGTTCTTTAAACTTCTCGTTCATCATAGTTTCCTCCTTAGAAAACAATAACACCTTGGTAGGTGTCTAGTATTAAGTATAACATAATTTTACCCAATTTTGCCCTCAATGTCAAGTTTCTGCTATAATTTATTTATGACCCAAGAAGTCTCAAGAATCTATATAAAACAAGAAGACGTGTCTAAATTAATAAAAAATACTAATAATTCTAATAATCTAAATCAAGATCAGATTAATAGTGCAAGGGTATTTGTTAATTCTAGAACGGCCATGCTTGAACTCTTGAGTGATAATATAAGTTTTTTAGAGATAGGCGTTGCAGCAGGAGACACGACTGAGTTTTTGTGTAAAAATAAAACAATCATAGATGCTTACTTGCTTGACCCATACAATGATATTGATTTTTATGGACTACAAAATAATAGCAAGCCAAGATATACTCCAAAATCTCACTCTTCTTTTGTTTATGATAGAGTTGAAAAATTTGTAAAAGGCAAGGTTGTAATCCTAGAGGGGTACTCAGAAAATCTATTACCTATAAATGATTTACTTTTAGACTACATTTTTATAGATGGCAATCATTCTTATGAATCAGTCAAACTTGACTTAGAAAATGCCTCTAAAATGTTAAAGCCAAATGGCATAATTGGTATAGATGATTATGTAAATTATGTTGTTGAAATGGATCAAAGCAGGGTTGCTGAGTATGGCGTAATTAGGGCAGTAAATGAATTTTTAAAAGATAATCATGACTTTTGTCTCGTTGGCTATGCATTTAGTTCTATTTCTCCAAGTGTATTTATTCAAAGATGTCCTATGGTATAATTTATTATTATGGCAACCACTAATGATGGGGTTTTAAATCTACCCTTTCCAGAATCTACAGACCCAGTAAATGTCCATGGAGATATTAAGGCTCTTGCTGATAGACTTAAAGTTGTTCTACCACCACTTGGAATTTCAGCATTTCAAATTTCAGTAATTAATGATAGTGGAGAAACTTTGCCAGCAGGAACTCCAGTTTATGCAAATGGCTATACAACGACAACAACTGTAGACAAGTGCCTACCAACTACATCTTCTCCAATACTAGGACTGCTTAAACAATCATTAACTAATGGCCAATCAGGAATATGCGTTGTTGCTGGAGTAATGGAAAACATCAACACCTCTGCTTTTACTGATGGAGATGTTTTGTATGTTGGATCTGAAGGTGGATTATCTAACCTTGCTACACATGGTGCAGTTGGAATTGTTGCACATGCAGCAGTTGATGGAATTATTATTGTAGAGGCAAAAGGAAACGGAACTTGGGGAGCACTCAAGGCTGGTCTATCCTAATGAATGGTATAATCTAATTATGGCAACAACTCGTGGATCATCTGGATCGTATGATATTGGAAATAAACCACCAACAGTTATTTGGACTGTAGTTCGTGGTGACACTTCTGGATTTAAGGTTTATGTAACAGATGATGCTAAGGCACCGCTTGTTCTAAAAGGCGAGGGATCTGAATGGACCATCTCCATGAAGATTAAGAGACCAAACTCAACCCCTGGAATTATAACTGATGATGCAGTAACTATTATGGCATTAACACCAGTTGCTGACGAAGATGACCTAATCGGAGAATTTACAGTTTGGCTTACAGCAGAAGAATCCAATGTCTTACAAACAGGAGACATCTTTGATATTCAGTTGACAGACCCTACAAGAGTTTGGACAGTTTGTCAGGGCAGCATGAAGATTCTTGAAGATGTAACAGATTAATGGCAACAGCATTAATACTTGATGAACTAAACAATAAAACAAAACGAATTTTTCCAATAGACTACCCATTAGTCAAGGTAAAAGACTTTACAAGAAATACAGTTATAAGCGATGTTTTGCCTTTTAGGGTTAAGTTTACAACAATTCAGGTAGAAGCCCTTGGAACTGGAAATACCCCAGCAATTCCATTACAAGTAATTGGCTACAGTAACTATATTCTTTAATTAATTTAATTAAAAGCATGTTATAATTACCACATGGCTAAAATATCAATTCCAGGAGTTAAGAGTCTATTTCAAACAGGTGATAGACCTACTCAAGAAAACTACGAAGATTTAATTGATACCGCAACAGCACAGGCAACAGATTTAGGCTCTGCGGGTAACAATGAAAACACAATCAATGGAATCGAAAACGTAACTGTTATTGATAACTTTGATGCTACAGTTTGGCGTATGGTCAAGTATATTATTTCAATATCAAAGACTACAGCAGGGGACAACAAGTTCTACGCAACTGAACTAACAATTCTTGTTGACGGTACAAATGTAAACGTCAGCGAGTATGGAACAATTGACAATGATGGGAATATTGGCACCATTGATGTCTCTCGCACTGGAAATACCGTGGCCTTAACAGTCACTCCAGATCCTGCGATCAAGCCAGTCACAGTACGATTTGCTCGTATTGAGATCGGAAGAGCAAACTTTGGAACTCCAGTCACATCACGATAAGTTAACACGTCGTTT